AGAAATCGGTAAAGTAGCAAAGAATAGCATTAATCCGCATTTTAAATCAAAATATGCTGATTTAAACGCATTAATTGAAGCGGTTGAGCCTATTTTATTAGAAAATGGTTTGGTATTATTACAGCCAGTTAATGACGGAATAGTGACTACACGCATTATTCACGCTGAAAGTGGCGAAGAAATTAGCAGCGCTATACAGTTACCAACAGCTAACACACCGCAACAGTTAGGGAGTGCAATAACGTACTATCGAAGATACACGTTGCAATCGTTGCTATCGTTACAAGCTGAGGACGACGACGGTCAAGAAGCGAATAAAACTAAACCAGCGCCAAAAGGCAAGCCTAAAGTAGATTTTGTTAAGGCAGTAGAAGCAATTAAAGCAGGCAAAACAACAGTAGCGGAGATAGTTAAAATTAGAGAGTGCACACTTGAAGAGATTGCAGGATTAAATGAAGTAGAACAAACAATTAAAAATAAATAGTTATGGGAGCAAGTTCAAGAGAATTTTTGTTAATGAGAATGGAAGAAGAAGAGGGACGTTTATACGTTCCATCCATTCCAAAAAAAGAGATAGTAGAAAAAGCACAGCAAGACGTTCAAAACATTGTTGACGGTGGCGAAGTAACGTTAGAAGATGCCTTAATGGATAGTGTAAGATTAGAGGAGTATCTAAAGACGTTTTCTAAGGAGTTGAAAAAGCATATTGATGAGGAGACGTTCGGCAAATCTTACGACCACAAAGGCGGTAATATATCATTTAGAGGTACAGGCGATAGATTAGACTATGAACAAGATGAAGTATATTCAACCATTAAAGAATTGCTAAAAGAACGTGAGGAGCTTCTTAAATTAGCTTTCAAGTCTAAAGATATGATCTTTGACGCTGACGGCATAGAAGTACCAAAAGTGGCGGTAAAAACGCCAAGTAAACAAACAATAGTAATTAAATTTTAAAATCAAATAAATATGCAAACAATTAAATTAAAAATTGACGTAACTAAAATCGACAAATCTAAACTTTTTCAAGGTGCAAAAGGTACTTATTTGGACGCTGTTGTATTCTTAAAGGATGAAGTAGACCAATATGGTAACAACGGCATGATTGTCCAGTCAGTTACTAAAGAAGAGCGTGAGCAAGGTATAAAAGGCGCTATATTAGGCAACAGCTCCCCAGTAGGTCAGCAACAGCCACAACAAGAGCAAACGGCACAACAAGAGAAAGACGATTTGTTACCTTTTTAAACTAAACCTAGGGGGGTGTTAAAGCCCCCCTTTAAACTTAATAAAATGAAATATAAAACAGTATTGAAAGAAGTAGCCTCAAGGCAAGGAAAAAACATACTTGACTACAAAGAGGACGGCAAATACGACAAAGCGCCAGCTTTATATCGCTACATTAACACAACTATACCTAACGCCATACAGCGCATAAAAAAGCCTTTAGAATTTTTCGCTAAAGACGTGAAGATTAAAATTGAAGTTGATGGTGAGGACTTTTTAATTGATTAGGTTATGGAGCAAAACGGAAATATTACAAAAACAAAAAAATGCGATTGGTGCAATAAAAGAAAAAAAGTGAATGATATGTACCGATTAGGTAAATTAAAAGAAACTGATAGAAAAGAATTTTGGATATGTAGCAAATGTAATTTAAAACACGATATTTGTTAATAGCAAAAACTAAATATTATGAAAGAAACAATAATAGTAGTGACATTTATAGCGTTATGTATGGCGCTTTGGATAGGTCTAAAACTTGAAAAGAAAGTAGAACACCAACAGCAACGCATTGAAATACTACAAGGCGATAGTGTGATAATTCACACATTCTTTGAAAGTCAGTCGCAGAAATATGATGATTTTTATAGTGATTGGGTTAATTTTAAAACTAAATAACATGAAAGAATTAATCGAAGAAGCTAAAAAAAGAGGTTATAAGGCAGGAACACTTATAGATTATGAAGGCACATTAAAAGGTACTGATACACTTGGAGACGGTGAGTTTGCTATGAAAGACGGAAAACTTATAAAATATGAAAATAAGCTAGAAAATGACCATCCTCTAGCCAGACGTTATGATACAATTTGGAGTGAAAAAGATGGATGGACTAAAATAGTAGATGAAAAGCATGGTTTTGCACGTTAATTTTAAAAAATAATACTTATATTTGAACTCCTGATTTTCTTAATTTATCTAAATTTTAACCCTAGCATTAATTTGTTAGGGTTTTTTTGTATATTTGTGTTATGAGTTTAAATGTAAAAATACAAGGCAATTTCTTTGTTCTATTTGAAACCTCTTCGCCTAATAGTGAAGTTTTTCGCACAAGTAGAGCAAGTTGTAATTTTAAATACACTCAAGAGGGCGGTGTAGATTACTTTGAGTTTAAAGCACTAACTCAAGCAAGCGAAATACTAAGCAGAAAAGAAAACTTTACGAACTTAATAGACGATCGTACAGGTTCAGCTTTTAGTTCTGTAGCTGAATTAATAGAGTTTTTGTCGCTAAATTTAGGCTCTAGTTTTATTGATGTTTACAGTGGAACATCAAATAAATTTATTTTCGTTAATAAACTTTCAGACTTACCTACCCCATCGAGCAACGTTATAACATTAGAAGCTAATACAACCTATTATTTTACGACAACAATAGATTTACAAGGCGATAGACTAGTGGGGTCAGAGAACACCGTTTTATTAGGTGCATCATCTGAAAACAGCCGTATTACTTCAACAGGTTTAAGTGCAGGAGTCGCACTATTTACAACTGAATGGACTACGCCAATAAGACACTTAGTATTCCAAGATGTAGACACTGCTTTAAATATTGACGGGAATACTAATACAGTCGCTTTAGATTGGACTGGCGTGAATTTCTTAAACGTGCCTAATGTTGGAACAATTAACACTTGCGATAATTTCATTTTTACTAAAGGAGCGTTTTTAAATAGCGCAGGCTTAGCATTAACTGGAACTATTGGAACAGTTGCCTTTAACAACTCATTGTTTAATAGTGACAGCGCAAACACTATATTTGATTTACAGGCAGGTCTAACGATTACAAGACGATTTAGAATAATCTATTCGTCAATTATCGCACTAAGTGGGGAAACGGCTATTTCACTAAATGCAAGCGCTACTATACCTACGCAAGGGATAATATTAGATACTTGTAATTTCGCAGGCGGTGGAACTTATCTATCGGGCATAACCTTCCAAGATAACGAAGCGTTATTTGTTAACAACGTAGGAATAACGAATAGTCGAGAGGTTTCACAATACTACATGAACGGTAACACAACAGCAACAACAGTGAGCGCAATAGGTGCAACTTACAAAGTATCGGGAACAACAACCTCTGGAACGTTTACGTCTAAATTCACAAATACAGATAATAGAGCAACCTATGCGGGTAATGTAAGCAAGATTTTCAAAGTAGTTGCTACACTATCAGTTGAAAGCGGTAACAATAACGTTATAGGGGTTTATATCGCTAAAAACGGAACATTACTAACAGATAGTGAAGTTTATATCACAACTAACGCTGGAGGACGTGCTGAAGCGTGTACGGTGCAAACTTTGACAACACTAGGCACTAACGATTATATAGAAATATTTGTTGAAAATGATACAGCAGTAACAGATATTACAGTAACAGATTTAAACGTAATTATAGATTAATTAATTAATTTTTATTAATTATGGCAGATTTAAGAAAAAACAACGGCGGGCATAGTACTAAAGGAGTGGCAGGACGTAAATCTAAGTCTGAAGAGCAAAAGCTAATCGAAAAGTTAACACCACTGGCCCCGAAAGCACACAAAGCACTAGAACAAGCAGTTCTGGAGCAAGAACAATGGGCGGTTAAATTATTCTTTGAGTACTTTTATGGCAAACCTAGACAGCAAACTGACATAACTACCAACGGCGAAAGTCTAAACAAGCGCCCTATTATTATATTTAACGATAATGAAGATAGTACTGAATGAGAAATATAAAGCACTATGGAATAAAAAAACACGTTACTATGTTGTAACTGGTGGGCGTGGTTCTGGTAAGTCTTTTGGCGTTTCTTTAAACCTTACAGAACAATCTTATGATGACTTTTTCAAATGCTTGTTTGTGCGTTATTTCATGAATACGGCATACGATAGTATTATTCCTGAAGTACGGTCCAAGATAGAACTGTTAGGAAGTGAGCAAGACTTCCACGTGACTAAAACAGATATCATAAACAAGATAACAGGAAACCAAATACTATTTAGAGGGGTTAAAACAAGCTCAGGTGACCAAACTGCAAAACTAAAATCTTTAGAAGGCGTTAACGTCTTTGTAGTAGATGAAGCGGAGGAATTTGTAGACGAGGAGAAGTTTAACACAATTGACTTATCTATTAGAACAACATCAGCGTTCAACATGGTTATAATTATTATGAACCCATCTAATACACAGCATTGGGTTTATAAACGTTGGTTTAAAGACCATTTGAAGTTTATCGAAGTTGACGGGCATAAGATACAAACAACTACGCACCCCGAAGTTACGCATATTCACACGACGTATTTAGATAATGTAGATAATTTGGACGATTCGTTTTTAAAGTTAGCAAAAGACTATAGAGAAAAAGATCCTACCTATTACGCACATAAATTTTTAGGGCAATGGACAGACTTTAAAGAGGGCGCTTTATTTGACAATTTAAAGACGTTTAAAGACGTTGAATTTATACGGTCCAATAGTGAAGGTGCAATGGCTTATATTGACGTAGCAGACGAAGGAAAAGATTATCTTTGCATGGTTGTAGGTCATTTAGTTGGAAGTGAAATATACATTACAGATGTAGTTTATACCCAAGAAAATACCGACGTTACTATACCCTTATGCGCTCAAATGTTAAACGCTAACAAAGTAAATTTTTGTCAAGTAGAAACTAATGGAATGGGGGCGCTATTTATTAAAATGCTTAGAGAACTAACCACAACAGAGTTAATCGGTTTAAGCAATAAAACAAATAAGAACACTCGTATAATAATGAATAGCAGTTTTATAAAGTCAAGGTTTAACTTCTTACAAGATAAGCCTGAAATGTATTATAAATACATGGACCACTTAACCGACTTTAAGAAAACCGAAAAAAATGATTTTGATGATGCACCCGATGCTACCTCTGGACTTGCGCTATTCTTTCAAGTACAATTTTCAGAATTATTTTAATTTTTTTTCAAAAAAAGTTTGTAGATGTAATAATTATAGTTATATTTGTAGTGTAGAAACAAATAAAAAACTAGAAATTATGGTACGCACAACTTCATATAAACATTACAAAAAATTAAAAGCTAAAGGTATAGCTTGCGAATTAGTAACAAAACAAGAATTAAACTAGAAATTATGAAAATTTATACATTAGAAAGCAACGCATTAAAAGCTACAATAACTAAAGGAATAACAACAAAGTTTGACTGGACATTAAAAATTGAAGCTAAATGTGGTGGTAAGTTAATATGTGAAGAATACCAAAATATTTTTTTAACAAAAAAAGCAGCTGTAAATATGTTTAAAATTATAAATTCAAAACCTTTTTTAATAAAAAATTAACTATCTTTGAAGCGGTAAAGAAGAAGTCTCAAAAAAAGTAGTGTTAGCAATGGCACTGCTTTTTTTTATATACCTACTAATTCGCGATACTCATCTACACTTATAACACCGTCACGAAGCATAATTGATAGCTTTTCTACTTCTAACTTCTTAGACTTCTGTAGCTTCTCTTCATCTTCTTGTAATACTGAAACATGACTAAAATCAGGCTTTAAATATATGCCTGCATCGTCTAGCCCCCATTGGTTTGTGATTTCGTTGTATATCTTTTGCGTTTCTGGAATGATAGTAGAGTTATACGCTTGACGTTCGCCTCCTTCAACATTGCTAAACGTGCTACCTTTTCCAAGCACATTACTAAACATATTTTCATTCAATCCGTATGCATCAATAATACGCACAAAGTCGGCTTGGTTCTCTTCAAATAACATTAAGTCTTTAGTTGGATAACTCATAGGTTGCCACTTAAACTGTTTATCTGTTATGATAACTTCGTTTTTGTGGCGTTGCTTAATATCCTCACGTTGTTGGTCCACGTCTTTACCAGTCATAAGTCTGGACCCTACACCATCACCACGTTCAGCTGTTAAGATACCAAGAGCAAACATATTTTTTAAAATTACATTACGCTTTTCGTAAGCTTTCTCTATGTTAGATAATGGGTATTTAAGTGCATCAACTTTGCTCACAGAATTAGCTATGTTTATACCGTCAGTTTCAAAGAAGTAAACAAGCTCATCAATAGTAAACGTTTCAAACGTTCCTTTATTATCAACAGGAATTTCTATACTTTGAATAACGCCACTGCGTTCTAGTTGCTTATAGCCTTTCTTGTTAGAGTTTATTTTAACGTTGTTGTAAGAAATTGGAATGGCAATTGAACGACTGCCAAATGTTCTTTTTGGTGCATAAATCAGAGCGTTACCTGTTACACACTTATTTATTTCTAACATTTCCATTGTTTTACCCCATGACAGCATCGGAGAGGGACGTTCTAGTATATTCGCCAGCCATTTGTATTCACTAGGCAAATCACTAATTAGGATCTTATTACCGTCAATATCGCAAAGGTAAGGCTTAGCACTTGCTACCATTTTAGCACGTCTATTTACCACAGCTTGAAGCTCAGGTATTCGACCGTATAATGCCCAGTAGTCAGTGGTGTTTACCCAACTTGGAGAAACGTCACCGATTGACTGTAAAGTATAGTAATTATTGTTTCGAGAGAAACCTGCAAAGCGCCCTAAAGCGTCAAAAAAGTTGTTAATAATTGGAAGCATAAATATTTTTTTTACAATTTATAGCAAAAATACAATTTATTTTTATATTTTTGTTAAAAAATAAACTATGAGTAAAGAAAAGTCTAAAATAGATGTGAAAAAACTCAAAGATGTTAAAAAGACTAAGTTAAACAAAATAGTTACTAAGCATGG